AAGAAAGTTGGTAATGAAGAGGCAGACAGAATTACTCGGATTGCTACTGCTCGTGGAACTAAGTTTCATGATCTGGTAGAACAGTACATGTTGAACAATAACGTAGACGATTTCAAACCTCTACCAACTACAAAGTTTCTTTTTCTCAAAGCCAAACCTTTTCTAGACCGTATAAATAATATACACGCTTTAGAAAAATCACTTTATAGTGATTACCTTGGACTTGCGGGTCGCGTTGATTGCATCGCGGAGTACGAAGGAGAACTCGCAGTCATTGACTTTAAGACATCTAAGAAGATCAAACCCGAAGAGTGGATTGAGAACTACTTTGTTCAAGAAGTAGCCTACGCTTGCATGTATTATGAAATGACTGGAATTGCAGTTGAAAAATTGATTACCATTATGGTAGCTGATAATGGAGAATGTCACGTCTATGAAAAACGCAACAAAAGTCACTATATTAAACTTCTTACCAAGTACATCAGAGAGTTCGTCGAACACCACACCGAATCTTATGCCAAACACTGAAAAGGTAGACTCACTAATAAAAGAAAAGTTTCTTTGTCAGTCAAAGTTTGCACAAGACATCGAGTATCTCGTCGCGACCTCTAAGATTAACTATATCGAAGCAATCGTAACTTATTGCGAAGAGAACGGTATTGAATTTGAATCTGTGTCTAAATTAATTTCTAAACCCCTAAAGGAAAAACTTAAGTGTGAAGCGACTCAACTTAATTTCCTCAAAAAAACCAGTCGTGCTAAATTGATGTTTTAATGATGACACCGCTAGATGTTTACAAGACATACCTAGCATTCAAGAATCATTTCACCAAGGAAAACTACGACTACTTTCAATATTGTGGGAAGTCTCGCGCATCGAAGGAGGCTTTCCACAAGAGAAAGGATCGGTATTTCTTTGAACGTATGTCACGAAAGAAGAGTGACGACGAAATCAAACAGTATTTTCTCGCCAACTTTGTTGAATGTAGTGATCCCAGTAAACTGTGGATCGGTGAAATTATTGAATCAGGTGAGTCTAATTACCAAAATTGGTTAAAGAGATCTCAGAGTCTCACATATCTGTTTAAGACTGAAGTAGAAGTCTTTATCAACAAAAAGAATTTTGAACAACTATTCAAAGTAGAAGGAACAAAACATCCAGACATCCTAAAGAAGCATTTGCAAGGTGCAATCTCTATAGAGACAATGGTAATCCTCAATCTCATACTAGGATTTGTGCCTAACTTTGACAAAAAACTAATCGATCCTGTTTGGGAAACTACCAGTCTACGACTCAAAAAATATCAGGCTTTCCTAAATAATGATAGCAGCAAATACAAAAAAATCTTAAAAGAAATAGTACTATGAGTGGATTCTTCGATTCAGAAATCGTAAAAGAACAAATCAAAGAAATGGAAGATCTCCAACAGGAGATCATTGAAAGAACAATGTCCGCTCCATTCATGGGTGGACCTGAAAAGAAGGAACATGTTGACCTGATGAGACAGTTCCTTGATAAACAAAAGAATCTGTGTTTCAGAATTCAACTCTCTCAAGATCCACAAGCATTGGAAATGAAAGAAAGGATCAAAGAAGCTGCTATCATGTTGGGAATGGATCCCGAAAGTGGTATCAATGAATTCTTTGAGAAAATGGACGAGACACTAGATTACTTAGAAGAAATTGCAGACGAGTAAAATGAGTTACCAATACACAATCACATCCAGATACTGTTATCACAACGGTGAGATTGTGGATATGTTTTTCATAAACGGTATACCATTTACATTCGACGATCTTCCTACAATCATGCAGGATGATCCATACATTCAAATAGAAGCAAAGGACCACCAAACATATACAATAGAAGATATGTATCGGTGGTCTTCCTACCTGATCATGGAGGAGTGCCATCCCCTCCTGTTTGAGGTAGACTTAAAGAATCCTGAGGAACTCCCAAAGGATTGAAAACCAGGGCTTGACATCCCTTCTTGCGACCTGTAAGATAAAGTCGTCCCAAAAGCCAAATACACACAATACGGAGCTACAACATGTCTTTTGCTGATCTCAAGAAACAGTCCCGCGCTGGTTCGCTGACTGACAAACTGATCAAGAAAGTCGAAAAACTTAATAGTGGAGAGTCCAACGGTGACGACCGTCTCTGGAAACCTGAAGTCGATAAGGCAGGTAACGGTTACGCCGTGATCCGATTCCTTCCCGCACCTGAAGGGTGCGAACTTCCCTGGGCCCAAGTTTGGAGTCATGCCTTCCAAGGTCCTGGTGGTTGGTACATCGAGAACTCTCTGACTACCCTGGGACAGAAAGACCCTGTGTCTGAACACAATCGTACCCTGTGGAACAGTGGTCGCGACTCTGATAAAGAGATTGCACGTAAACAGAAACGCAAACTGTCTCACTACGCAAACATCTATGTGGTGAAGGATCCCACCAACCCTCACAACGAAGGTAAGGTGTTCCTCTACAAGTTCGGTAAGAAGATCTTTGACAAGATCACCGAAGCAATGCAACCTCAGTTTGCTGATGAGGAAGCAATCAATCCCTTTGACTTCTGGAGTGGTGCAAACTTCAAACTGAAGATCCGCAAGGTCGAAGGTTACTGGAATTATGATAAGTCTGAGTTTGATAGTCCTAGTGTTCTTCTGGATGATGATGACAAACTGGAGTCCATCTACAAGAACCTGAACGATCTGAATGAGTTCACTGATCTCAAGAACTTCAAGTCCTATGAAGATCTGAAGAAGCGTCTTGACTATGTTCTGGGTAACCGTGGAGTTCCCAAGATGCAAGATCAAGAAACTGTTGAAGAAGAACAACAGTGGGAACGTGAACGTCGCGGTGACTTCTCTGAGTCCAAGTCCTACAATGCACCTGCTGCAAGTGGTGGTTTCAATGACTCGGATATCACTCCACAAGCGTCTACAGAGACAACTGAAGAAGAAGACGATGCACTGAGTTACTTCCAGAAACTCGCAGAGTCCTGATACTAGAAAGGAGGGTTAATACCCTCCTTTTTTTATATTCCAGATAGTTTAGGATTATATGCCCTAGTTAGAAATTCATCAATTGTAGTATCCAAAGTAACATCATATTTCATAGCTCTTCTAAAGTCATCCTGAATCAGTGGAATGTATTCTGGTTTAGGTACTTTAATTAGTCTCTTCGATTCATTTAATAGAGTTTCATATTCATAGATGGAAACTGGTTTTGAAATTTTATTACCCTTGAACTCTTGAATAACTCCTTGGCTATCCATATACTCAAACGCTTTAGTAAGTTGCAGTTCCCAGTTTACTCCTCCCCATCTATAAACTTTATTATTCACAGTGTATAGATCACCAACTTCAGTGTTAACAATATCTTCTGGTTCAACACTTAGTGATACTGTAGGAGGATCGTAATAATTTTCACCCTGGTCTTTGATAATAACGGAAGAGATTTGACCATCAGTCACTGAAACAATTCCAGTGGCAGTTCTGAAGATTGGAGGTTGACCAATCGTAACAGTAGGTGTGGTTGTATAACCAAAACCTGCTTGACTGATTACGAAAGATGTAACATGAGATCCATTTTCACCCGCAGTAATAATTGCGGTTGCTGCAGCACCAACAGATGTGAAAGGAACGCCAATGGTAACACTAGGAGTTTCGGTATACCCAAAACCTGCTTGAGTTACGTTGATTGTGGTTACGACACCGACAGAGTTGATAAATGCTTTCGCTTGTCCCTTTGATCTATTTTGGAACTGACCTACTTTGTCATCTCCACCCATAATCCAAATTTTCTCTTTAGTATCTTCTTGGATAAAGATATCACTAGGAACACTTACTCTATTACCAACATAAACAGATTCTGTTAGAGTTTTTACTCCTTCAACTTCATAAGCATCCTCTAAATTAAATCCATGAACAGATCCAGAATCTTGTCCCACAAAATATAACTTCTTACCTTCATCACCGAAACTAAATCCTACAAGATCATTATCTTGTACAAGATTTCCTATATTTACAGTATCGGTAAGATTTGCAGTAGTAATATCCCATGCAGTAGAAAGATCAAACACCTTGATACTATCTGGATTATTTCCATCTAAGATAAACATCTTAGTACCATCAGATTTGAAACGAACTCCACCTGGAGCATCCAATACTAATGATTGTGAGTAGTTAACCGAAGATAGTGACCAAGGAATAACTAACTGATAATATGCAACCTTTTGAACACCACTCTTACCACCTGTCACATAAAGTCTAGATCCATTATCTTCGATAGTAATACCATTACAATAAGAGAACTGAGCACTTACATCTAAGTCTGGACCAGCATTAATGGTAGAAATATCCCAAGGGGTGGTCATAAAGAATTCTTTAACCTGATTCGTACCAGACATACTACTGGTATATAATTTATACCCATCAGGTTTGACCATCATTCCATCAACATCACTGCCGACTCCTATTGGAGATTTCTCTTCAAATCTAGAACCAACAACATAATTTGGAGGCAATCCAATCTGAACAGTAGGAACAGTTAATCCATATCCAAGTCCACCATTATCAACTGTAACAGCAGTAAGTTTACCAGATGTAATTGTCGCAGTTGCTGTTGATTGTATAGAATCTGGTGGTGATTCAATCGCTACTGATGGGGGAACTCTATATCCACTTCCCGTGTTAAAACCAACAGTAGTACTAAATCCAGAAATATGGAAATCGGTGACTTCTGCATTGACTGTTGCTTGGACAGTAGCTGGTGGTGGAGAAAATCCAAATATAGGAGTTTTTGTATATCCTCTACCTGCACTACTAATTGTCGCTCCAGTAACTTTAAAGTTTGAAACTGTAGGTGTTATTGTTGCAGCGATTCCTGGTAGAGTGATAACTGGGAAAACAACTCCTACAGGTGGAGTTGTTACTGTTTCATATTGAGGTGCGTCATAATAAGACTTGTCAACTTCTAATCCTCCAGGAAGTAATAATCTTCCAAAATTATCGGTAGTTTGTATGGTTTCATAGTGGTGAACTTCTAAAAGTTTTTCTTCACTACCATATTTTTCTATTAAGTAATCATGAAGTTGTTTATTATCTAATGGCCAATCATTATAATAATTCTGAACATTGTTTACGACTCTAATAACCCAATCTAATTCAGGATCGCCATAAAGTTTTTTTGCAATCGTATCAGGTCTTTCGCCGTCTGTAATTGCATAAAAATCAAAAGAAGTGAAAATAGATTCAAGATCTTCTCTCAGTTTTGTTCTTCTGAATAAGTTTTTAGCTTCTGTGGTTTCGTCATTAGACTTGGAATTTTTAAATCTATTGACGTACTGGATGTTTGGTATTTGGTTGAAGTATGCCATGGTTTTAGAATCCTATTCCGTCCTCTGCGATACCGTATTCTTTATTATAAAAATCATTTTGATAGATTGGTTCCAGTTCACCGAATTCCATTACAATAGTCACAGAAACTGGATGACCATCATGATATGCAGCCCACATTTTATCTGGTGAATAATCTGTAGTAAATCCCCTCAATGCACATGTCTTAAATTTGGGCATAGACTGGTTTTGTCGATTACTAGTCTTGAATTGAATTTTGAAAACATTTGGAGTTTTCAAAAAGTAGTTATTACCACCAGGTTCTTTACGTGGAGACATTCCTTCCTTGAAATATCTAATAATTCTTCTTATCATCTTTGCTTCGTCTCTGCCTCTTGCAGTCAATTTATATGCAAATCCAAAGTTTCTTAATTCTGGAGATCTGAATAGTAACTCCATGTTTGGGTTGGGAATAATACCTGCACCTCTCGCTAAGATTGTTTCTGCAGCGACATTCATTCCAGCTGCTTTTAACATTAAACTGGAGACTGTACTACCTAATAATGCTGCTCCAGAAGCGTTTGGATTATTAGGCGTGCCGGCCATACCACTAGATAATATATCATATGCGGCTTTTCCCGCAACCAGTGACCTAGCAGTTCCTCCCAAACCACCGAAACTAAACCCAGTTGCACCTTTAGAAAGTGCGCCACCCGCAACTTGTGCTGCAGCATTAAGAGCAGCACCTCCAAGTGCTGCACCCATATACCCTCCAAAATTACCAAGTACTTTTTGAGTTAGTCCTGCAGCAAGGGTGTTCATGGTATCCTCACCAAACTGAACTCCTCTTTTTTCTTCAAATGATTGAGGCATAGGTAAAGTAACACTACCACCTACAATTTCTTTAAATCTGAAATCATTTTGAATAAGACCTTTTTCTAATACTTGATTTGCAGAGTTTTTGTTGGTAAATTGATCTTTATTGGGTGCAACATACCTGAATTGTTGAATAAGAACTACATCTTGTTTTGATGACATCAATGATATAGGATACATCTTTGCCTCATTATCTTTTGTGGGTAAACCAAATTGATCGTTTGCTACTTCTGCAAGATTACCTTGGATATTACCTATTTGTGAAAGTGCGTTTCCAAGATTTCCAAGTTGATTCTGAAGTGGTTTATTATTAGCTAATGTTGATTGATAATTACCATTCGTCTTACTTAAGGTAACCTCAGGTTTTGCCCAAGCCGGTATAGGAACAGTTGCTGGTATTGTAGATGGTCCACCAGCTGCAGCTCCGGCAGGATTAGGAATAGTATATGACGGTTTCTTTTGTGCTTGTAGTTGTAGATTTAAAAATAATTTATTACCTTCTTCTTGGCTAATATCAAGTTTATCCCATTCAGCATTAAATGCAGAGTTAGTAAAAACAATTACACCCGTAGATTTATTTTTTACAATATAATTCTGTTGATCAGGATTTACCTCTACAGTAAACGTAATATCCTTACCGTCTTTTCCTTTGATAGTTATATCGTTTAGATTGATATTCGCCACTTAGTGTTATACGGGGATTCTTTTTCTATTTAGACTACTTTGGGGAACGTATGTATTTTGCATAAGATATCGAAGTTAGTACAGGCAACTCTGTTGAGGTAACTTCGTATAACATACTTTGCATTTCTTCCCAGGTGTAGTTTCTAGGATCCTTGAAGTGTATATTATATCCTCTGAATCCCCATCGAAATACTTCTAGACATTCGATGAGTGGATGTTGATCATACTTGAGATCTCTCGTCTTTGCCTTATATAAAAACGTATAATATTTTCCCTGATCTGGTACAGGAGTTATGGTATATTGCAATGCATCCATGATTAACAACATGCGATTTTCCACATCTTGTTCTGCATTAATTTTATCTTTAATCGGACTTATCCTATCATCACTCAGGATAGGATCATCACCTTTTCCAATTAGATCCGCAAGGTCTTGTTCTGCTTTTCTTTGTTTTAGAGTTTTTCTTGGCATTACTTGATACCTAGATCTTTTTCTGTCATGATCTTGAATTCATAGTTTCTATCATCACAGAACTCCTGAGCTGCTTTCCACTTTGCTTGATTAACTGCCCAGGTCTTGACTTTATATGCCCACTGTTTCGTCCTCCTTTTAGGATTCTGTTCAGGCATTTCCACTTCTCTTTGTGGTTT